CCATGGACACAGTGGCTCTTTGATCGCCTTCATAAAGCGATCTTTGGGCTACTGGAACGAATACCACAGGATGGGACATTCGATCAGGAGCGTCCAATAGGGAATTTGTTTACTTGGAAGGAGGCTGAAGAGAAGAAATTCTCCAAGCCAATCTCCTTGTATTCATTTGACCTGTCGGCCGCGACTGATCGTCTGCCTATCGTACTTCAGAAAGTACTACTGTCTCCCTTCCTAACAAGTTGGGGGGCAGAACTGTGGGGTTGCCTAATGGTAGGCCGGAAGTATCACTGTCCAAAAACCTGGCAGCCCCAAGGTGGTCCTAAACAGATCATCTCGGAGCTAGGTTATGTTCAGTATGCTACCGGTCAGCCAATGGGTGCGCTCAGTTCATGGGCCATGCTGGCTTTTCTCCATCATGCGATCGTTCAGTGGTCTGCTTTCAGAGCAGGTGTGATTACTCCCACTAAACCATGGTACGCGGGCTACGCCGTTTTGGGAGACGACGTGGTCATAGCGCGTGACTGTGTGGCTAAAGAGTACGCCGGGATAATGACATCGTTAGACGTTGGGATCGGGGCGCATAAGTCCCTGATCTCAACAACGGGTAAGGCGATGGAATTTGCGAAGCGGACATTCCTTAATGGAGTGAACGTTTCAATGGTTCCATTTGCTGAATTCGTGGTAGGCCGGCAATCTCTTGCTGGTCTATTGGAGCTAACGCGTAAGTACTCTTTATCATTTGGGCAGATGCTATCTGTCCTAGGATATGGGTACCGCGCGAAAGCTTCAGCGTCAAAACGATTGTTTTCTCTCCCAAAACGACTCCGTAACTACATTGTTACGTTCTATGGTCCTGGGGGGCCGGGTTACAAAGGTCTAAAAGGTTGGCTACCCTTGAAATCGGTAACTTCCCTATATAAGACCTCCGTGACTCGGGTTCACGGTCTATGTAAATTATTCTTCGAGAGTGAGATTCGTCTCATTCTTGAATACCTAGACTCTTATAGCGACTTAATTGCCGTTGCTAAGAGGTTAGGGACGGTTTACAGGGATCGTGAGCACTATGGCACGGTTTCTAGGGGGGCTGATCGAGCATCGAAACATCCGGGGATTGAAGCAACTACGCCTAGCGAAGTTGTGGATTCCCTGAATGAGACGGTGTATCGTGAGGCTTTCCTAGATTCGGTCATAGCCGCTCGGGACCTACGTACCAAGCTAGAGGAGCTCTCACTTGGCCAACCACAACCGCCGGTTATGGTTGCAGAGCCGACTGATGCGAAGCTCATTGATGGGGAGTGGAGACGACCGCAAACTCTCGAGGAGTATAATGCTTCTCTTGAGCGAGCGTGGTCTATGGACAGGTCCCCTAATCCGGGACCCTGGACGTATGCCACCGAAGTGCCAAAAAAACGCATTTTGGGTACCAACCGCTGCCCCTCAATTTGTTTCCGCGCCACAGGCCGAGCAACCGTCATCGACGGGAGTGGACCTAGACTGGGAAGGCCTTGAGAGTCTGTGGACACAGTTCCGAGAAATCGAAACTGCGTTCGCGTCTTTACCATTTCCGAGAAACATCCAGACTCGGGTGTCGGAGGGGAAACCTCCAACATCTGAATCGAAGATGCTCAAGAGATGGTATAGATACTCTAGTACGTTTAGGGCAACTGTTGACCCAGTCAGCTAGTTGAAGGTGAGATGGTCCCTAAGGAGGGGACTCCTTAGGGATGCGGTATCTTGAGCTCGGCTCCGAAGGTTTATTAAGGAACAGGAACTTAAATGGGTCACCTACCTTGATAGACTGATGTGGAATATCCAAATCGCCTGAGTAACTTCAGGAAGAGACGCCGAATCGAGGTGCGAGGGTTCACACCTTCAATCCGCGAATACCGTAAGTTAAGCTTGAGATCGGCCCTGAAGGCCGGCAAGCAACAGGAGTTGAAATAGACCACCTAGCTTGTCGTACCGAAGTAGGATAACCAAATCGCTCTCTGAAGGGAGAGAAGAGACGCCGAATCGTGTAATACGACTTGACATACATCTCATCTTCATCCAGGAAAGCATGGAGGATCCGAAAGGTTCCCTTCATGCTCTGATCGTGAGCGGCAAGACGTCCGAGAGGATTATTGCTTAGGTTTGTGTTCCTTCGCAGGGAATGCATTCTGATGGTGCTCACGTGAGGAAGGAAACGAATCCTGTCAACGTTGATGGTTTCTCCGTCAAATAGGGACCCAGAGGAATTCATAACTCTGGAAAACCTATGAAACATTTTCGAAACGCATCTGAGCGTAGCAGGGACCAGAAAAACGGTC